GGTCCAAATGGACCCCGGGCGACTTGGTTTGCTGGTGCTGATGCATTGGCCTGGTTGGATCACCCGCGATTGCTGGTGTCCCTCCTGGGCTTTATGTATTCAGCTAAGCAATTCAAGCCCCTTTGTTGGTTACTCCTTATCCAGTTGATCTCATTTCCCGGGATACTGGTGTTGATCGCTCTAAAGGGATTGCGAGTCGTCCCATCTAAATTAGCTCGCCTTGCGGCGCTTAATACTGATGGGGCTGGGAAACGCCGGATCATTGCGATCACGGATTTCTGGACACAACTTGTGTTCAGACTTTTCCACGACTGTTTGTTCCGCATGCTCAAGTTAATCGAGCAGGACGGGACATTCGATCAGTGGAAACCAATTGAAACCTGGGTTTTACCCCGGCTGCGATTGGGTTTCCCCGCTTTCTCTTTCGATCTCACAGCTGCCACGGACAGACTGCCTATCCAATTTCAAGGCCAGGTCTTCGAAATCCTTTTTGGGAAACGATTATCTGGTCTCTGGATGAGTCTGTTAGATCGGGACTGGTGGTTCCAAGGTAAGCCTATCCGCTATGCCGTAGGGCAACCTATGGGAGCTTTAAGCTCTTGGGCAATACTGGCTCTCTGCCACCATGTGGTAGTTCAGTTAGCTGCTCAACACGCGGGATGGACGACTTGGTTTCCCTATTATGCAGTCCTCGGTGATGATCTCGTCATCGCGGACCGCCTAGTAGCTGACCACTATCTTTCCATCATGCGGACGCTCGGGGTACCTATTAACATGCACAAGTCTCTTGTGTCTGAAACAGGTTTTCTCGAGTTCGCCAAAAGGTGGCTAAGTGGGACAAGAGGGGAGATGTCCGCAATAGGACCGGGATTACTCCTGGCCGTGTTACGGAATGTCTACCTCTTTCCTGTCCTGGTCTTACAACTCTTTCAGCGGGATTGGATCCAGTTTCCGAAGCAGTTAGAGAATGCAATAGCGATTCTTGCGAAGGTTCGACGTAATATCGACCCTGCGCTTGTTTCGCTAATGTTTGCGACAATTATCGGCCCATCGGGGCTTTTACGCAATTCTGGCCACGTAACGGCTTTCGCCGAGGCGTGGTTCCAAGCAATTGCAAAACTCCCAATGGGTTCTGCTGTGTCGTACGTCATCCAGGCCTTTCAGGTCATGGTGACGGCCGATATAGCCGATAAAGCCAACACCGAC